ATGTTTTCCATCGTGCCAGGCTCCGCAGTGGATTCATAATCAATCATTGTGATGGAATTATACTCACAGCTGAAACCATGGATGTTTTGGAAAGTATCACTTCCAGCGTAAAGCTCCAAGAGTTTGTCATGAAGCCACTCCTCAGCTGACTTTGTTTGGAAGATTTCAACGTTTTCCATGATGTCCACATTCAGGAATGACATGAAATGAATAAATGTGATATTGGTCCTTCCAACAGAGTATTCAACATTGGAGACAATTCCATACATGAAGAGCTTTCCATCCTGTTTGAGTGCTAAGATATCATTCACATGAGCTGCAATAACATCTGTGACCTCAATAGTGCTGTTCTCTTCTGTAAGGTAATCAATCTTTATGTCCTTGGAAGATATTCCACCAAAAGATATGAAATTGAAATCAGGATCATAAACTTCTACTCTATACCGTGTCATACTCTTCCACCATCTGTAGGTATGCTGTAACAGGGCTCAGGGAATCATCTGTAATAGTTATCCTGAAGCTTCCACTTGGAACATATATGAAATTCTGCTTCTCAAAGACTGCATTCTGATACATATTTCTGAGGAACACCTTCTGATCTGTGTACTCAGCAATCTCCAAGTTGTCATCCCTGGAATTAACAATCAGCTGATTTCCATCAAAAATCTCACCCATAACCTGACCAGAAGCAATCTGCTCATTGTTTACTGTAAGAGTCCATGCTGGATTCAAAAGATAACCTTGGAGATACAGAATACATGGTGATTCATAAGGACTGTTATTTATGCCCTCAACAATGCCTGACCTGCCACTGTAGTATCTGTAATCGTAATCGTATGAATATTTCTTTGCATCTGAGCCATACGGATGTGCAATTATTGCCTCTCTAAGGATGTACCACTTAGACTCTCCAGCAAATGTGATAGGGCAAACCAGTCTGTTATTGTCATGACTTATCTCTGATTTTCCAAGTGAAGCAATAGAACAGTCTAGCGTGTATTCAGTATCTATTGGCTTGTAGACAAGCTTTAGTGGACCTATAGCAATAAAGTCAGCAAAGGCTTTGTAATCTTCATAACATTTAAAGACCATCTCCCCTGTTACTGACTTTTGTGCTTCGTATGACTCAACGTTTTTATAAAAGTTGCCAGTTCTTAGAAATGTTTGTGTATTATGTAAGCCTAGTCCATCAGGAGCGTGAAAAAAGCCCTTGGAGGACATAAGGTCAAATTTTACTCCATTCCCATTAACCAAATAAAACTCTCTCATGTGTCCTCCTTAAATGTACAGAGCTCCAAGCTGTCTATTGATTTGTCTAGCAACCTCTCGACCATTGGCCTCTGTATATCCTCCGTTAAATGTAAAGGAATTATTCAAAGTAACTGTCTTGGATCCCATTATTGGAGCCGCCAAATCAGAAGCAACATGTCCAGCAGCCATCTGTACCTGATAGCGCCCTTTTTCAATCTGGTCTGCCATCTGTTTCATCATGTCAGGCATCCAGGAATTGAAATCTGAAAGAGGTCCTTTGTCCGGCTCTGAGAAGTGGAAAAAGCTCTTGATTGTCTCAGCAACACTTGAAACAGCTTCTCCAACAGCAGCTATCTTTGACTTGATTCCTTCAATGAGGTTGTTAATCATATCTTCGCCCCACTGTTTGAACTGCTCTGGAAGGCTCTTAACAAAATCACAAACCTCAGTGAATTTCTCAATTACCATGTCCTTGAACTCGATCATCTTATTCGTGATTGAAGTCACTATAGTTGTGAAAGCCGTTATTATAACGGTTTTCAGCTGAGTAAGAGATGTCCCAAAGAAACCCAGGATAACATTGATTATATTCACAATCGTTGTCCAGAGCAGAGTGAGATAAGTTGTTATGAATGTCTGTATCGTTGTCAGGAACTCATTAAGGCCCTGAAGGAATAACTCTTTATCTCCTGTGAGGATTCCAGTAAGCATGTCAATAATGCTGATGATGAAATTAAACATTGTCTGAAGAACCAAAGCAATATTCTGGAAAGCTCCCTCAAATATAGGAGCAAGAAGTGCGCAGAAGCCATCCCAGATAGGTTTGATTGCTTCGACAACATTACTAAATGCTTCTTGGATCTTAGGAAGTCTCTCCTGGATCTGAGAAATGAAACCGGAGAACGATTCCTTGATTGATTCCCAAGTGCCTGTCATGTTGGTCTTAAACTGTTCATTGTTATTCCAAAGATTCATGAATGCTGCAACCAAAACTCCAATAGCAGCTGCAACAGCAGCTACAGGAGCAAGAGCAGCTCCGGCTGAAGCACCAACTCCACCAAACACTCCGCTAACTCCCTGAAGAGCAGTAGCAAGCTGTGGAGCAAATTGCATTACTTTTCCAACAATGCTTATCACTTTTCCAAGGCCCATAAGCAAAGGACCTACGGCTGCAGCAATGGCTGCTATCCTAACAACCTGGTCTTTTTCGGAGTCCGACATAGCGTTGAATTTATCAAGCCACTCTTGGACCTTTGCAATAACAGGTGTAAGGTAATCAGCTATTATTGAGCCAAGACTTGTCATAAGGACATCCAAGGAAGATTTAAGCTTTTCAATAGATCCTCCAAATCCTCCCATCATAGCTTCAGCCATCTGAGAGGTAGTTCCTTCTTTTTGGAGGGCTTCATTGAGCTTGTTTACATCTTCAGGAGCTGTGTTTACAAGTGCCAGCCAGTTAGACATCTGGTTTTTGCCAAAGATAGCACTAGCAGCTGCAATCTGTTCTGACTCTGACAAGCTTGCAAATGAATCATGCAGCTCTTTTTGGATTGTAACAGCGTCCTTCATGGAACCATCAGCATTTGTAACGCTCAAGCCAAGTTTTGAAAGCATCTCAGAGCCTTCCTTGGCTGGACTAACAAGCCTTGCAAGACCAGTTTTCAAAGAGTTGGCTGCTGTATTAGCATCAATACCAGCGTTTGCCATTGTTCCAAGATAAAGTGTTGCATCTTCAATCTCGTAACCTGCAGCGCTGAATATAGGAGCTGCTACGGATAAAGATTCCGACAAGCTATTAACATCAAGAGCCGAGTTATTACATGCGTTTGCAAATACATCAGCATATCGGCTAGTCTGGTCAAATGTATCACCAAAACCATTGATTGTAGCTACAAGACCTGCAGATACAACGTCAAGCTCACCACCTTCACCAGCTGCAAGGTTCATTGCTGGAGCAAGAGCATCAGCCGCTTCTTTGGCGGAAAGACCAGCTCTAGCAAAGTTAAGAGTTGCATTAGCTGCATCTGCCATACCAAAAGTTGAATTAGCTGCAGCGCTCTCCATAGCATCATTTAACAGGTCAGCCTGTTCAGCAGTGTTACCCATGGTTGCATTGGTAAGCTGCATAACCTTGTCAACTTCCGCAAAGCTTGTTACTGCCTTTGTAGCTGCAGCGGTAAGCGGAACAGTCACACTAGCTGTTATCTTGGATCCAAGACTTGTAATATGACTTCCAATGCTTTCAAGCTTTTGGCCCATTGCCTCAAACTTAGAAGCAACCATATCAAGAGAGCTTGGAAGGCTATTGAGCTGATTCTTTAACGTGTTAAGCTCAGCCTGAGCACTATTTACAGCCTGTTGCCACTTCTGAGTCTGTGTAGCATTCTCTCCAAACTTAGCCTTGGACTTCTCCAGCATGGAATTAAGAGCTGAGAGCTTTTGCTCACCGTTCTTAATCTGTTCCTGCAGTAATTTATGCTGTTTGGCATTCTCAGCTAGACTCTTTTTGTTGCTATCAAAAGAAGTGGTCAAGGCCTTCATCTTCGTAGCCAGAGTCTTAGAGGAATTAATGATCTGATTTATTTGTTTTCTATATTCAGCCTCGCCTTCAATACCAATTCGAGGTCCAATATTAACTGCCATCTGTTCACCTCAACTCCATAGCTTCAGCAAATGTGAATTTCTTTTTCTTTGGCCTAGCCATTCCTTTGTAAATGGAATAGCAAGTTATCATATCCAGCATCTCTCCGTATCTTGTAACAAGGACCTCTTCTCTTGGAATATTTAAAATGTGTCCATAGAAGATCATCCAGGTACAATCAAGCTTTATTTTGTCTCCCCTGCGCCTGTTTTTTTTACTTTTGACTTCTCAGGCTCAGCATCGACATCAGTTTTCATTCCAGCACCTATCTCATCCATCAGCTCATTCTGAAGATTAGACAGTTCCTGGATGGTAAGGCACAAAACCTCTTCAGCTGTGAGAGGATGTGGTTCATAAGACTGATTAAGATACTTCTGCTGTTTTTCATAGCCTTCTGACATAGCTTCTGCAAGAACAGCAAGAGTATCAATCATTTTATCTGTATCTTTTGCCTCAAAAATAAGGCCAATATTCTGAATATCATTATCCGGACACAACCTTGCTATTTTCTTGGTTGCTCCGACTGTAAGTAAAAAGTGTACATCTCTACCGTGTATAAACATAATTTGCCCTCCAATGCCCTCAGTTATGATTATTATCAGCCAGAAATAGGTACTCCAAGGAATTCCTTAAGAGCCTCTTCTGCCTCAGCTTCTGTACTAAATGCAGAGCCTCTGTATCTCCAGTTCTTGTTAGCAGTGTCATCTCTCATAAGAGTTGCTACAAGAGTTGTTGTCTGCCAATCAATCTCATCTTCCTGTGTAGCTCTCTCCTCTTCAGGAATGTTGAACTTAACCTTAGGGAGAACTACTGGCTGGAAGGTTGTAACACCTTCAGACATCCAGCGAACAATGAAACCAACACCACAGAATGGAGCTGAAGCCTCATCACCATCAGCAACCCATCCATCTACTGCAGCTGGAGCACCAAAGATAAGGTCCTCTGTATCTCTGAAAAGACCATCAACTTCAAGCTCTACAGTTCCACCAATGAATTCACCAGCGCCACTCTCAGCAACTACATTGTCAGCATAGAAGTTGTTATCTTCTGAGCTCTCAGGCTGAAGGTTTACGGAAACACCTCTTGCAAGCTGCTGAGCGCTGGAGTAAGTAACAACAGTGCCAACGTTGCCATATACTGCAACCCATGGCTTAGAAAAGCCAGTACATACTCTTCCTGCTACCATTTTTTATTCCTCCTATTTGATTTGTTTTTGAATTTCATCTTCAATCACCTTCTGCATAGTGGACTCACAAGACTTCTTAGAAGCTCTGGTGGCCTTATCCATGAAGGGATTCTTTTTTCGATAACTACTACCACTATTGATTGATCTAGCAATAACGCTGTTAGGTTGTCCGTTTGGGTATTTCTTTGTCTTTTGTCCGTTATAGCCATCAAAACCAAGCTTAACGTGACGATAATCACCATCTGTCTGAGCATGAGATATACCGAAACCTTCTTTAAGTCCGGCTTTCTGAACTGAGGTAATTACTCCAGAGTTGTACTGGTTACTTACTGGAAGAGCTTCTATGGCTGCAGCACATGCTTTCGCAACAACTCCAGCGCCTTCATAGATTGCTTTACCAATAGTTTCCTCAGAATTCTGTGATAATTTCTCAAGCTGTCTCAAGTATTCGTCTAGGCCTTCAAACTTCCAACTAGCCATCTCATCACCTTACCCAAAACTCCCACTCATAATGAATAAATGTGGTATCATCCTCAAACTGCACTGAATTGATCCTGAAGGAAACATTCTCAAGGTCGTTGAGCTTCTCCTGGATCTTATCAATCACAGGATCAAATTCAATCTTAGTGAAGTAGTCTATTGTTCCGTGAATTCCTTGCTCTAGTTTCTTGTTATTGCCATTTAAAGAGTCAGCTTCGTCATCCTCAGCCCATACAATGTATGATTTAGTTCCTTTTGGAGCACTTCTCCAATAGTGATAACAATTATCTGTTATCTCAGCCAGAGCCTGTCCGATAGGCTCAAGCCGACTCGATAGAGATGTCATAATACTCCTCCAATCTACTGAGTGTAAGATCTATAGCATCCTCCTCAATAATCTCCTGAATACTAGATACCAGGAATTGATTGTCAGCCTGTTCGTTTGGAAATACGACATACAACTGCTCCGTATATGTAGGAACTTCCGTGTTGAAGCACCTTACAAGCATCGAAATAGACTGATTTGCTCCAAGAGCTGCATACAAGCGGTTATATCCGACTGTCCTCTTGCGATAATATGCTGAGCATATAGGAACAAGCTGCTCAGTCGGCATACGACCAGGAGCTGACACGTTCTGAACCTGGCAGATATAAAGTAATCCTTCCTTGTCCATAGTTTATACGCTCCATTCTGTATAACCTGTTGCCATGGAAAGCTGAGCCTTTTGCTCATCATAGCTGAGCTTTAACCTGTCATATTCCACAGCAGCTCCAAAGCGCATCTTGCAATATGTGATTATTGCAGTAGTCACTAGAGCGTCAATCTCTTCTGGAACAATGACTCCAGCTATACCCAAATCAAGCTGAGCAGCTGATATTAAGTTGTTAAGCTCATCATCAAACACATTAGATGTGATCCTGAGCGCTTGCTTTACCTTCTCCAGCATAACTTAGTCCTCATTTCTTTTTAGTTGAGGTTTTCTTGGAAGGTGCCTTTTTAGGCTTTGCAGCCTCCGGCTTCTCTTCCTTAGCCTCCACCTTGTATGTCACCGCTTTGTCTCCAAGGGCCTTGAACTGGCCCTCAGAGATTTCCACAATCGAACCAGGTTCGACGGTAAGCGTCACCTTTTC